GCACGTAGACGTTGACCAGGCCGGCAAACACGCGGAAGGCCCAGGATTTCACAATCCCCTGCCCCGCCGCGAGCGCCTGGTTGTTGTAGTCGGGAGCAGCTCCTCCTTGCGGGGGGGTCGCCATGGCGGTCTGTATGCGCGAGCGGTAGGCGGGCGGGGTCTCGGTGTCGGTGCCGACCGTCGTGGTCCCGGTGACCGTTGCCGTGCCGTCGGCCCCGGCGATGGGGCTTGTGAGCTGGAGGATTACGCCGTTGCCGAGGTTCCCCGCGGAGCCAGGCGTGAGGCAGGTGAGCGTGATCGCTGCTACCCCGCCAGCGATCACCGCGACCGCCGATTGCTGGGAGAGGAGGCTGCCGTAGCTCCACGTCGGGGGCAGGCCGCCCACCGAGAGGCTGGTGCCGTTGACTCCCGTGGCCGTTGCAGTGATGACCGCCGCCACGGCCTGGTTCTGCGTCACCGGGGGATTGAGGCGGGCCCCGATGAGGGCGAGCTGAGGGACGTCGCAGGTCTGCGGGAAGATCTGCGCGAGGCACCAGGCGCCGAACCTGTAGGCCAGGTGCTGGATGCCGCCAATGGACATGGCGAGGATCCACAGGAGAGCCTTTGAGAGCTGCGGGATGTTCTGCCCGATGCCATTCACCAGGTCGCTGTAGATCTGGTTTGCCAGCGTGGAAGCGGAGGGGATCGTGCCGGCTGGGATGACTACGTTTGCCATTTACGCCCCCTTCGCCGGGGATATCCTGGACGGGCTCCCCACGCCACGATTGCATAAAGCCGGAGCGCCTCTTCGAATCCATGATGATCCACCAGGCCGCCTCCCGGCTCCCTTCCGTCGTGACGAATCAGATCGACGATCGATAGCTTCAGTACCATATCTGGCTCACCTGCGCGGCCTGGTTGGTCCAGTTCAAGAGGTACTTCAAATATGCCGGGGTTCCGGCGCCCGGCTGCGTGATGCCCACCGTGAGCATGATCTGGTCCGGAGCCGGGATGGTTGCCAGAGCGGTCACTGCGGAGGCTACCCCGTCCTCGATCATCCACTGCAGCGCGGTGAGCGCCGCGGCCTGGATATCGTTCTGAGTCTGTGTGCCCTTGAACTTGCCGGCAACGATGGTCTCGAGCTTCGAGTTGAGCTTGTGGGAGTTGTCCGGCGCGATGGAGTTGCCCCAGAAGTCCTGCCCGAAAAGGCTGATGTAGACTGCCGTGGACATCCCGGGGTCCATGATCGGCTGCCCACCGATGATCTGAATGTCCCCTCCGTCCATCGTCGGGAAGAGCATCAAATCGCCTTCGAAGGGGCTGGGGGTATAGGGCATCAGAAGCGCCTCCCGTCGAGGTCGTCGCGGATGTATCCGGGAGGCACTCCGTTGACGCCGACCCAGCCGTGATATTCTGGTTTTTCGCGCGGCCCGAGCAGAACCGAAGGCTGGACGCCGAGCTCGAGGTAGCCGTGCCATTCGTAGTGAACGTCTCCCCAGTCGCACCAGGTCTTGATCGACGGCGAGGCAGAGACGGTTCCGTCCTCGTGCTCCGTTACCCGGTGATTGCGGAAGTTTCCCTCGAGGCCTGAGAACCCCGCCGCCTCGATGAGCGGATAGCTTCCCGGGCATCGGTGAAGCCAGTCGCCGGCCGGCGTCTTGAAATAATCGCCGATCTCGAGCCTCGGGATCGTACCGTCAGGGTTTGGGTAAACGCGCCGCCCCTGCGTGATCTGTCCTGCGCTCATGCGAGTAGCCCCTGCAGCGCCGCGAGCGCGGCCGCGATGTTGCCCGTGGTGTCGACGATCGGCACGGGTGACCCGGGGAAGCCTCCGGGATATGGGATGTATGTTGCCCCCTGGATGCCCTGAATGAGCTTCGAGAGCGCGGAGAGCAGATTCTGCGACTGGTTTTGAATCTGGATCAGGCCGTTCGCGCCAAGCTTGATCGTCGCCTCGAGGGTCGTGCCCGCGGCCGTGGTCGAGTACAGCATCACCTCGCCCTGCGCCACGCTCACGGTGATCTGGTAGTTCTGCGTGGCGATCACCACCGCCTGCGTCGGGGAATCCCCGAGCTGCAGGACGATGGCCTTCGCGCCGGCCGGCGGCATCCCCACCAGGCCCGACGGCTGGAATCCCTCGATCTGGAGGACCTCCCCGGCGTTCGACTGAAGCTGCGAGATCACGCTCTGCCCGGGGTTCTCCTGGAACCGCGCGAGCTTCGACTGCACCACCTGGAGGATGCGTGCCCTTATGCCCATGGTTCCACCGCCGGAAGCTGGCCCACATACGAGCCGGGAGGGACCAGGCGCAAGGTCGTCTTTTTGCCCTCTTCGTTCAGCGTCATCGTGGCGCCCGCAATCATGAACTGCGCCTCCTGCGCGATGCGGATGCTCGGTGCCTGCAGGGTGATGAGCGTGTTCTTGAGCCACACCGGCCCGGTAGGAGTGGCCTCCGCGGGGGTCTTTGGGGTCCTCCAGCCAGTGGCCCGCGTGGAGAACGAAGAGGCCGCAATGTAGGCCATGCCACGCTCATACTTGGCGAGGGTGTTCGGGTCCTGGCCGAAGATATCCCCGGTGGCCTTCCCGGTGGGCCGGTAGAGCTTCACCGCGGGGTCGGCGGCAAGCCCCAGCGCCACGGTCTGTTTGCCCTCGGGGAAGATCTGGTACTGCGAGAATCTCTTGGTGGCATCGTATGAGGTGTCCCCGCCGAGGTAGGGACCCTTGCCTTCGATCAAAGTTGCGACGGGTGAGCCGCTGGGGTAAGGAGGCAGAACCGTCAGACGTCCCAGCCCGTCGCAAGAGATTTTCGCAACCGCTTGAGTGATGCCGGGAATGACCATCCCGTTGACGGCTTTCCCCTGCGCGCACCGATCGAGGAACTTAAAGATGGTCTCCTCGGTGTCGATGATCGGGTACATGGGGTCCGTGTCGTACTGACCGCCGACCGTGATTCCGAAAGGCTGACAGAGCGCTTGAGCAATCTGCTGCAGGGTGCCGTTGAATTGGTGGTTCGCTGCCCCGGGGACGATGCAGTCCACGAGCTGGCCCGTCTTGCTCCTGCCCTCCACGGTCACCCGTCGGGACCTCTCATCATGGTGCGTGTCGATCTTCTCCAGGTAGCCGGTGAGCACGAGATCAGGCCCGATGTAGAGGTAGCACAGCGACCACGGCACGAGAGCGGTCACCAGGTCCATGCGGGAGGGATCGAAGGGGGCAACCATCGCGAAGGCATCCGCGCATGTGTCGACGTTCTGGGTGAAGGTAAGCTGCGCCCACCCGGTGAAGGACTTGCCTCCGATAACGAGGGTCAGGAGGTTCGGATCGGAGGGCGCGATCACCGGGGAGGTGGGGTTGCCGCTAAGCATACCAGATCACCTGTGTACCGATCGGGATCACGTATTTCATATCCCCGCCGAAGCCGTTCCAGGTCTCCAGGTTGTTCAGGTGGACGTCGCTGGTGTCCCCGAAGATCGTATAGGAAAGCGTGAGGAGGTTGTGCTCCTGGGTGAGGGTCATGTAGTGCGCGGTGGCCAGCGCAAAGCTCTGCGCCATGAGCATGGCGGAGGCGCGGTTGGCCAAGTCCTTCAGGCTGGACATGACCCCTGGGGGCGCGATGTAGCCCGGGACGCCGGACTCGTCGGCGTTGATCGCCGCCAGCACTCCGGCGAGTGAGCCCTGGATTGCCAGGGACGCATTGATGGCGTCGCTGCGGTTGGTGAAGGTCCCCGAGAGCGCCGCGGTGATCTGCCCCGCCATCGCGCCGAAGAACATGAGCCCGTGAGTGAATGCCTGCGCCACGGTCTTGGGAAGGGCGACCGTCGTTGAGACCAGGGCGGCGATGACGTTGGAGAAGCTCTGCACCTTCGTGAGGACCGGGCAGAGCTGAGTCAGCGAGGGGACCTGCATCATGGCCATGACGGAATTGCAGACGTCTGCACCGCTGCTGATCTCGGCGGGGATCCCCGCCACGAACGTGGAGATGGAGGAGGCGAGAGAGGGACCGACGGTCGGATCGAAGGCGGAGATGGGCGCCATTGCCGCCAGGAGGCTTCCCGTCCCCAAGCC